TTAATCGTCTCCGTAGCCAACACGTTGTGTATCCTCTTCCCACTGTAATCGATTAAGCCTGCTGATCTCATCTTTAGTCTGTAGTTTTTTCTTTTTAAGTTCTGCTAGATGTTCGGCGTCAACACCGGGATGATTTGTTTGCATTTCGGTAATCTGTTTGTCTAAAAGTTTATGCATTTCTTCAAGATGCTTAATTCTGCTTTTATAGCTCATATTACTCCTCCAAATGATTTTGCATGATATTGACTGCATCGTCTTCGGACATTTCGTTGTCGTCCTCGTCGTCCACGGTTTCAAAAAGTGTGTTAAACATGGTATTACTGTTACGTGTTTTTTTGCCTTTAAATCCTCGGGTACCAACGATATCCATCCAGTATCTATCGTACTTTTCAATAATCGCTTCGGCACTTGCACGATCGGGAGCAGCAAAGATATCTTCGACGATCTCTCTGAAACAAGCATGATCACCATTGAAGTGCCAGAGCATAGCAGGCCGTTCTCCATTATCGTACGCCCTATTTGCTCGCTGAACCGATTCAATATGCATCCAAACATTATGTCCCATCATTAATGCGTAACTAAAACTATCCCACGAAGTCTTACCTTCTTTACCATTTTTATTTAGGTCTCCCGGCCGGTATATACAAACATCTTTAATTGTCAAGTGTTTTGTAATCGGACTATCTTCAAATCGATCAAAAATACCATCTTGCTCTACAGCATCCTTAAAACTACGAGTATCTGTAGAGTATTTTTTATCATCGGCACTGGCTCGCATTTTATAAGACCATTTACCTTCGTGCGGCAGATCTATGCTGTGATACATTTGTCCGTTAGCAGTTGCCAAGAACGGACTGGCACAGTCAAAGCTAATAGTAAAACTAGGGTTAACATATTTTCTAATTGCTCTCTGAATGTCGGTGAGTAGCAGTGCCCACTCTAGTTTTGAAGTACCCAAGAAGTGCATCCAATCATGAACACCTTCTTGTAACAAGTTATCATAACGTAGTGCTACCAGTCGCTTTAGGATCAAGTGTACATCGCACATGTTCTGGCCACCCATGGCCCAACCATCAAAGTGTGTGTCTGGATACTTGGCAGGATCGCAGTACTCTTTCATGATCTGATACCACTCTTCGGCACTGGTATGATTGTCACCTTGTAGCACGTTTAAGAATTTAGCACCGCCGTTGTTCTTGCCCTTGCGATGTTGCATAAAGTATTCATTATTGTACTTGGTAGCCGCAACTGCTTCTTCTAGTGTAGTAATTTGACAAGCCTTTGATGCTTTCTTGTCATGAATAACCCAAGTTGGAATATCAAGGATCATGCCGTAGTCGGCAATACCGTCTAGCCACTTGAGCACAGATGAACGTTTCTTTTCGGCTTTCGAGCATCCTGAGTTGGCTTTCCAATCGCCTTCCCATAGTCCTTTGGCAATCTGGAATCCACCTGAATCACCTAGCATGAAAGTGCCTGGCTCACGTTTACGAACCATGTCCTCACTAGCATCTTCTTTGTTGAGATCTAGGTTTGCGTGTCCGCCCGAGTACAGGCTCCATCGGTACGGGAAGAGTCCTTGTTGGCTGTTGAGCCAGTTGTATTGTTCCATGTCCTGTAATGCCTTAGGCATACGAGTAGGATCAACATAGTCGTTGTTAACACGTTGTTTGCCTATAAAAGTTGCGTAAAAACCAGATATAGCTGGCAAGAACACAGCATAGTCTGATTGTTTGTTTGTTAAATTATCCTGCATAGAATTGTACCGAGTTCATAAGTTTGTAGTCTTTTTTATAAAAATCTTTAATTTTATTTAGATATTTAGATTCAAGCAATAACGGCTCAAATATTTTTTTGAATTTAGATCTTAACAAGTTGTTTGCTGTGGTATGTTGAAATTCGTTTTCGTGATACTTGTTTTCGTGCCCTTGGTTTTTTAAAAAACTACTAAAATGCACTCGATAATCTGTATTACACAAAAAGAAAGTTATATTATTATGAGACAATCCCTCAATAAAATAATGTTGTTGTTCCGTATGGTCATCGAATGCTATCTGCTCCATTAACACATCGTAAAAAGTTTTATTAAATTCGTCAGTGTTGACGGTGTCGTGGTATAACGCAAAATATTCACAAATCCCACTAAGCCATCTTTCAACCGGATCTCTTAATACAACCAATGCCTGTTTTTTGTACATATGATCATAATGGTAATTATGATCCACCCATCCTAAATTCTTTAAATTAGATTTAGTCCATGAGCTGGCATTTTTAGGAATTTGAACATACATTAAATTTTGATCTAGTGTTGTTATACAGGCACCAAAAGTGTGACCTTTGTGATCAAATCGATTTAATAGGCCGCCTTCTGATACCCTAATAACTGTAAACATCAAGATTACTTAGTCTGTGCTGGGATGATATAATTATAGACAGCCAAGCCAGAATCCACAGTAATTTGTGCAGCACCTTCGTCACTGAATCTAATCATCTTGTCACCAGGTAGATTTAGAATACTGATAACAGCACTAACAGGCCAATGCCATGCTTTGGTAAGTGTTCCTGCTATATCGTGTGCAAACACAAAGTTACCAGCATGACTGCTATGATCACCAAAATAGAATACTAAGTTGCCATTTTCTGTTTTAGCAATAAAACTTGTTTCTTCGCTGTTTGCACTGGCTTGAAATTTTAATCGCTGAATACTTGCCACACTAGGTTCAATTTCTACTCCCCATTTGACACCCTTGAACTTAACTGTCTTGAGTTTGTCGTTGACAATGTCAGAACCCATAAATCTGTAATCGTTTTTAAAATCACCGTTCTTGTTTTCAAAGTGGATACCTTCGGGAGATTGAGTGCCATCTTTATCTCGATAGATTATAGATAACTTGGCATCCTCACGATATTCAGGGATATCCAAAATTGTTTTTAATTTACCCAGATTAGGCATACCAAAAGTGCCAATAAACTCCGGTACAGGATTATGGAACTGTGCTTCTACAATAGCTACACGTTCTTCCCCTACAGCATTGATAAGAGTTGATTCTGCGGTGCCTGTAATTTTTACTAAATCGATAACACCTAGGCTATGTGTATGCGATACGATGTCTAATAGATAATCTTTCATTTGTTCTCCTATATTTTATAAATTATAACACTATTGATCTTAAAATCAAAGAATTAATAATATTTTATTTCACCTAAAGCCTGATGAGCCTTTACAGTCTGTAATTTCCCAGGCTTTTGAATCTCTAACCAGCTGGTCGAAGGATAGTAATCTCTTGCTCCTACAATTGCAAAACCCATACTTTCAACTAACGGAACTAACATACTTCTTGGCACATAAGTCATGAAATAACTTTCAGCCAAACCTGCTGCTGCTGGCATATCGGCATTGTTATAAGTGAATAACATTGTGCCGCCTGGTCTTAGTATTTCCATGGCCTGTTTTAAATACATTTTGATACTGTCTAAACTAAGATAATTGAAATAATTAAAACTAAAAATAAAACTAAATTGATTTATAGGTAGATTGTTAATTCGATTATCTACAATTTTATATTTTCTTAATCTAGCTTGATATTGAGAAGTAAATTGGCCGGCAGTTGATTCAAGAAATTCTTCGTAAATGTCGCTTATATATAAAGGATCACTTGCTACCAAATATTTTGTAAATTCGCCGTCACGGCAACCAATTTCTAATGCAGGGTACTTCCACCCACTGTAAAGATTAATACGATTAAGTAATTCGGTGTCGGCACCTTCGGCTAAATGCAGTTTTCTAACTTCTCTAATAGAATCTGCACTATTGTATTGCAATTCAGTTTGATAATTTTCATGAAAAAACTTATCAGTTTTTTCGATTAATAACTGATTTATTTGTAATAATATACCTTCTAATTCTTGAATGTTTGAATCAAAAGATTGATTGGCCTGTTTGTGATTATTAGCTAATTGTAATATTTCTTCCGAGAATAGATTATTTGTTGATAGATCAGTTAAACGTCTATAATTCTCTTCCACAGCACGATTAACGGCATCTAAATCAATTGCCTTTTCTAGTTCGTTACGTAGTAAGACTAATTCGTGTAGCTGCATAATTTATTCAAAACTAAACAAGCTATCAAACGTTGTTTTTATATCTGTATGCGACGGTATATCCCAATCTAGTACACCTAATAAGTTTTCAACCTTTTGGTCTACAATAGTGGCTTCCATCAAACTGTCATCAAATGGTAAGTCTTTGAACCATTGTGGAATATGACTCTCATCTGTTGGGTAGCCTACGCTGGTATAACCCAAAGCATTGTCCTTTAGTTTACACACAATGGTTTTCATACCATCAACAATGGCCAAGCTGTATTGATCGCCATGCATACGGCGTAGATTGTTCCAGTTAAGAGCAGCACGTACATGTCCAGGCATGTTGGCACGACCCAGACGTTCTTCTTCCTTGCCATACTTGGTCAAGTTGTTAACACGCTTAGGCGTACCTTTTTCCCATGCGGGTCTATCCTGGAATGCAATTTTGAATTCACGCACACGATCGTAAATTTCTTCCTTCTCTGCACCAGTTAGCACAGCAGTTAACAGTTCACTTAAAAAGTCCTGTACAACCTTGGGAGTATCTGAACGCTTTAGATCAAGACCCATAGCCTTGACCGTGCCGGGCTTGCCATGAGTGTCAAGCCTTGCTCCTTCGAGGTCATATATGAGGACTGCGTATCTCTTCTTTTTAATAAAGAGTCCTTTACTGGCCACCAGTTCACGACCACCCTTAATGAGTCCACCCATAGACCTTGGCACATGGCAAGCTCGTTCCATAAATGCCGGGAAGCTGTCGTTAACTTGCTCGGCAATTGAGTCGTAGAGTTGGGCACAAATTTCTTTATTCCATTCCATTCGTCCTGATTCAACTTCACTTCGGATAGCCGGCCAAGCTGTAAAATAACATGAGTCAGTGTCTCCATAGATGATACTTGAACCCACATGGTCGTATTCCCCCATGATGCACTCATTGATATATGCATCCATGTGCCTAGCAATGATTCGTCCAGTGAGAGTAGTGCTTTGACCAATCCTTTTGTCGAAAAATCTACATCCAGGATTAAGGATCGCTCCGTAGAGACTGTTAAGGTTAATTTTCTTAACAAGTTGCCTCTTATCCCAAAAAGCCTTGTCGTCATCAGTTGTTGCTTCTTTTTTCTTTGCTTGCAGTTCCTTACGTTCCGCATACCAACGCTCCAATAGTCCGGGCACAACGGCCTTTTGTTCATAGCTAAAGATTGTGCCATTGGCACTCAGCATCCAAGGTTGATTGCTATCAAATATCATGCGCCATATATCAGCAGCACTCATTACATCCGATCCACCGGCTTCCCAATCAACAGTTATTTCAGTTCCGGGCTCACCGTTCATCACAGCAGTGTACTCAAGACTACCAAACATGTTTTCCCAGGCATCGGCAAAGCTCGAACCTGCAGTCATTTTGTCTTGAATGTACCGATCTGTCATTACGGGTCGGAGTTGTCCGACAATACTTTCTTGCGCCATGTTAAGGGCTCTAATAGCCGAGGGATAGAGCGAGTTGATGTCGATCGCTCCGATCCAGTCGTGCATGCCCCTTTTGGGAAAAGCAACATAGGCACCTGCCGCTTGCGTGTCACCTTGATCATCTCTACCTTTCCTGTTAGGTACTACCATACCACGTTGATGTGCTTCATTAATAATCGCCTGCTCGGTAACTGCCACTGCACCCATAGTAGTGGGCAGTAGCACAGTATTATCATGTGCCAGTTCATTGGCTAGATCTAGGAATCGTAATTTCTTATCTAGTTTGGCAACAAGCATAGTATCTTGTCGGTTATATTTAATAAACTCGGGAAAGTCTTTGTTGTACAGTTGATCCAGTGTACCTTCGTATTGTGTCTTACGCTCGTCTAGTTCATATTCACCAATAGCATCTAGACTATAACTATGACGTTCTTCATATGTGTACTTACGATACAGTTGCATATAGTCCATATGCACACGACCAATCAAGTCAAAGGTCAAGTTTTCTGCACCAAATCGTTCGAATGTACGTTGCTTGGGTAGTTGCCCCCATAAACAGAATCTACGTGTATCATCCTTGCTTAACACACGAGTAATACGCATGGTCATGTACGGGATATCAAAGCCTTCACTGTTCCATCCACTCAGTATATCTGCATCGTCAATGAGATCCAAGAACGTGCTAAGTAGATCTTGTTCACGTTCAAACAAGAAACAGTTATCGTATTGATTGCAAATCTCTTGTGCAGTCTCCCAACTATAACTCTTTGGTGGGATAACTAGAGTAACCATTTTATCTAACCAATCCATGTAAATGGAAATAGCAGTAATTGGATTAAACGGATCTTCGGGCTTACTAAATCCTTTTACTGGATCAAAGTCAACCTCAATGTCGAAAAACGCTGTATGTAACTTTGGAGATGTAGCTCCTAGATAGTTTTCTTCAAGGCAACGGAATACAGGATTGATATCTGATTCCCAAAGACTCTTGTTACTATTGATGCGAATTTCTTTTTGATATTCTTTATACGAGCGACATGAAAATCTGCTAACAGGAGTACCGTACACAGTACGGAACTTACCACGTGGATCGTCGTAGTAAAATATATAGTTTGCTGGATATTCTCGATATACTCGCTCACCGTTGACTCGTTCAACGATGTGAATGCGATCTGATCCTCGATCATAAAGTGCGTCAATGTAGCTCATAGTGTTATTATATTAGTTTATTAGTAATCTTACAAGCCCAACGGTGTCAATGGTAGTTAACAGCACGTAATTTAATAGCATACCAAAGCTACGCCGACTCCATGCAGCCCATGCATACAATAAACATCCACTAATCCAAAAGGGATATAATGCAAACAATGGAGGATTGGGCACAGTTAGTGCAAACACCAATGCACATCCAACACTACATGCCCAGGCAAAGATTTCAATGAAAAATCTCAGCCGATGACTTTGCCAATCTTCCTGTATCCAAGCGAATGTTTTACCGAGTAAATTGTTCAAAGAGTTTTGCCCACTGTTTCCAGGATAGTGTTCAATTCCTCGTGATCGGCATTTTCGTCGCCTAGTTTGGCTTTATGAGCAATACGAATGGCTTTTTTAAGAATGGCCGGTTTAATTTCCATTTCTTCTGCAATGGCTTTGATAGTATCACTGAGTCCTGCATTAAGGTCTTCCACCTCTTGCATGACTGCCATACCTTCATTGATAATCTGTGTAAGTTTTGCTTTTTGCTCAGAACTAAACATTCTTGAACTCATGTGAGTCTCCCAATAAAAATGTAATTATAACTGAATGTATTTAGAAATGCAAGAAAACTTTGCTCACTTTAATCCTTGGGGCACGACTCCCGTGGATAAGCCAGCAGCCGGCTCCTCACGGTCCTAAGGTGAAGACTTTGTGTTTGATTCGCAAGTTCTGGTTCTGTGTATAGTTCCGTCTGGCTGTTTTTCTTCTTTCCACACAGAGCATACCTGTTCTTCTTTGGTTTGTTTTTCGGGGAACACTTTTTCTACAGTCCAATTTGCACTCATCCAGCCTATTGCACTAAAAAATCCCCATACTATCATGTCTGCTATCATGGTAACCTTTCTTTGATTATCTCTATTACTTGATCACTTAATACCACTTCATAATGATTATATTCTACTTCAATTAACTCCATGATGTCTTTTCTGTATTGTTGACTTTCTACAGTAACCACTCCGTCGTTGCGACCTGGTACCCATGGAGCATTACCTTTTACAGTTACAATATTGGTCCAACGATGTGGAATTTGGATACTTCTAGAGTGCTTCATTGCCCAAGAGTTAGGCCCGATATCTTTTAACAATCGGCTATAAGGTAAAAAATATTTGGCTACATCGGCTATTTCTGCACCACCATATGGTGTACTCAATGTTACTGCACCTAATACTTTATTGGGAAAATAATCTGCCAAGTGCAGAGAATATATACCGCCTAAACTATGAGCGATAAAGAAAATCTTTTCCTGGTCATCTAGAAGTTTTTGCATATCTACTAGATTTTTTTCAAACCCATTACGACTATCGTAATTAATTATTATATCACTTTTCCTACCAATTTTTTGTCTGATATAATTGAAACTTTCACTGGTTGCACTTGCGCCATGGATATAAACAATTAACATAATGTCTTGGGTGTAATTATTAAAAATGCGGCCTAGGCCGCATTGTTATTTAAGCGTTGAGCGTAACATCCAAGAATGTTTATCGTGTGCATCTTGGCGGTCTGCTAGAAAGTTGCTTAGACCGTGTTCGCCTAGCTCTTCGGCGGCAGCAAACACAATTTGAAACATTTTGCTCATTTTTTCAGAATCTTGTAACAATTCTGCCACCATTGCTTCTGCAGGCAGAATTCCGGTTTCGTCGTCGATACCACTTAGCATACTAAAACGGGTAAATGACCCTGGGGTATAAGTACCAGTTTTACGAATGTTTTCGGCAAAGGTATCAATGCTGCCATATACTTCTTCGTAAATATTACCAAATAAGTCGTGATATTGCGGAAAGTTAGGGCCTTCTACATTCCAGTGAAAATAGTGTGCTTTCAAGTAAAAAGCATATTCACTAGCAAAGGCTATCTTAAGAGCTTGTTGTAATGATTCCATGTTAGTATTTATCTACCCTGTCCTCTATTCTTCTTGTATGATCGTTTTTCGCATTTGTTCATTGCACTAGTTTTTGCTTTACGTCCACCTTGACTAGTGAGTTTGACAACACGTTTAATTGATGATTTGCCTGCAGTTGATGATTTTGCCATTTGCTTTCTCCTTGATTAAATTGTTTTTTCAGTGTACTCGGCCTTGCTCCAACCTAGTAAAAAATTAGCCTTCCAGTGATTCTGTTCGAATCCTTTTAAGCCATGCCACTTTTCTTTGTTGCTGAGTATTTGTTGAGCAGCATCTTGCCAGTCAATTTGTGTTAATTTATTTTGAATTTTATCAAGCTGCTGGCAGAACTCGTCGTATGAGGTATAATCGCATTCAATATGCAGTACTTCGTAAAGATTATAATTGTTGTCGACCGCATCTAGTGCAAAATCAAATCCCCATTTGGCAATGGTATTCATTACCAAGCTGGCAGCCGGTATATTTCTACGCAAATTAAATAGTTGATATTGGGCTTCTTTATCGTATCTACATCTATGTAAAATCAAACAATGATCAAGATACAATCCAGTACTGTTTATTTTCAACCAATCTTGTTGAAAACAATGATGATTAAGGGAACTATTTAATTGGTAGCCCATGACCCGATAAAATCCAATCTCAGCACGATTTAATTCGAACCCGTCTTTGTCGTAGTATCGAAAATCTTCTGAATCAATTATATTGTAGTTGGGCTTGGTACAGACAGGATCCGGTAAGATGCTGTAATCGCAAACTTTTATCATGAGTTATGGGTGCATTCCAAAATTACCTTGCATGCGTACCTGTTCTATGTCATGTTTTTCTGCATAGGCATCTACACGCATTGCCAATTGAAAATCAAGTATGGTCAATCCTTTTACATCAAATGTGGCTGTTTTGACAGCGACCTCAGCCACGTCTTGTGTCACTTCAGCAAAATGATCCATTTGTTCACTGAGCTGATTTATAAATTCCACAAACTCTAATGCATGTCTGTGATCTTTGGCAACATATTTTGCTTGTAGTGTTTTATGATCTATCATTTCCCAGTCAGGAAGAAATCGGCTTTTTAAATCATTCAATGCCTCGTTGCTGGGTTTAAAGTCCTCAATGGGTTGACTTCTGGATTCTTCAACCCCGCCACCATCACCGGTTTCAGTTTCGTTGCTGCCACCATAGTAGTAACCATAATATGGCGCACCTGAATAACTAAATTTTTTCTGTTTTTTACGACGACGTCGCTCATCTAAAGGACCAAATTCATTTATCTTCATTGTGTTCTATCCTTGTTGTCTATGGCGCCACCTGTGACCCAGGCTGTACAACTACGTGTGCCGGCACATTTAAAATGTAAAAAATTGCAATAGCCTAGGTCTGCTCTATGTATAGTGGCCAAGGCATCTGCTGCTTTTTCATCACCTTTGATACCGGCTTCCATACAGGCCCACATCTTGTCTGATACATCGAATGCAGCACAGTTTCCACACTTCATGGTCTTGGCAGTTTTTTCTGTGATGTTCCAGCGTCGAGCGGCGTCTTTCCAATAACTACCTGGTTCGTCGGGATTGGCTGGACCGTAGTGATAGCTGTCTATCGCCTTCTGACGATTCTTTAAATTAACATCAATGTTGTGTGTGGCAACGGGACAACCTTTTTCTGCAGCTTCGACTAATCTTATTAAATTTCTCATTTTTATTTGCCAAACAATCTTCTTAGAATCTGCACAGTAGGTGTTGTACCTTGTACATTTGCACTTGATGGATCAGTAGATCCTCTGATCTGATTTACTAATTCCTGTTCAAAATCATTTGCAGGATTAATTCTTCCTGCATTTCGAATTATCCCTAACACATCACGACCTAAATTACTTTCTTCCTTTCCCGTCGGTGGTTCATGCTCTTGATACCCTTGTTCCTTCATACTGCGAGTTTTAGTAGCAACGTTCTTTGCTGGGCCTCTACGCTCAGGATTGGGATCTTCTCTACGCTTTTTAGCAGCCGAACTGGAACGACCTTTTTTGCCTAGTGCATGAGCTTTACTGGCCGGCAAGCATTTTGGTTTACCTTCGCTTGAATCTCTGCCACCGCATTCACCACGTATCTTGCCATCTGGGCCAAATCGTACCCACTTCTCACGAAACCATTTTTTAAGATCTTCTTCTAGTTCCGCTTCTGTAAATTGTGATGTATCAATATCCTCGTTGGATTTTTTATTTTTAACACAGTTAGGATACCTTTTACCGAACATGGTTTTCATGCCTTCTTTGTGGTACCCTTTCCAACAGGCTTCTAGCAGTTCTCTGTATTTCATTTTTTGCTCTTGTTGCCCCAGTTCTTGGCGCCTACTTTACGGCAACGAACTAGAGCACCTGACGCATAGGCACTGGGCCATACTTT